CCGTTGAACTCCAGGCCCCGTATCCTCGCCGCATCCCCCTCGACGCACAGAAGCGACCCATATGGGCCGCTCCAGAGGCCGCCCCTGGAGGACAAGAACCCGGAAGGCTTGGCCGGGTCCGCGTGCAGCTCCTTGGCGTACCCGCGCAGCCAAAGCGTGTCCGAGACCTTGAACATGCCCGACAGGATGAGCGTCTCGCCGTCCGCGAGCGCGTTCAGCTCTCCCTGCAGGAAGCCCGTGTCGTCCCCGCCGGTGGGCACGATCACCTTGCCCTCGGGCGGCTCCGGCTCCGGCGGCTCGGGTTCCGGCGGCACCGGCAGCCCTTCCCCGCTGATGGTCACGCTGAACTTGTCGCCGTCCCTGGTGAGCGTGCCGGTGAGCGGAATCGTGGTTGGTGTCGACGCCATGATTCCCGCAGGATAGACCGTCAGCCGGAGTTGGTTCACTTACGCTCGGGGTGCAAGTCCAGACGGCCAAGTCCAGGACCATACCATGTCCGCATGAGTGTTGTCGCCGGTCCTCCGACTCCTCCGCGTCTGCCGGTCGACCCGGTCAGCGGCCAGGAGCAGAACACCATTGGCGACCCCACCATCGCTTGGCTGACGGAGGCGGTGCACGAGGCCGAGAGCTTTCTCGCGGCGCAGCCCGGTTACAGCCAAATCGGCCCCGCCATCGACGCCGTGATGAGCCAGGACGAGACGGCCAAAGCGGACGTGAAGTCTTCGCTCTCGGGCACCCGCACCAACCGGGTGTCCAAAATCGCGGAAGACCTCGCGGCCCTGATGACGGACACCCGGCCCTTCTGGGACTACTCGGTGGCCAACCGGCGTTTCGAGCAGCATGCCTCGATCTACGGCAAATTGGCGACCTTCTGGTATCAGCGCCGCTCCATCGACCTGCGTTTGGCAGACGCCATCAAGTATTACGTGGTGGGCGGCACCGGCTTCCTCCACCTCTACTGGTCGCCGGAGCTGGGCGACATCGAGGCCTGCGCGGAGGACCCGCGCAACGTCCTGCCGATCCGCCCGCTCGGCAACGAGAGCTGCGAGTCCTGCCTGGGTATCATCGTCAAGCGCAAGGTCCCGGTCAACTACGTCCGCGACAAGTACGGCCTGGACGTGAAGTCGGAGGAGGACGGCTCGGTCACCTCCTGGCTCAGCAAGATGCGCGACTCCGCCGCCGATGTGATCTCGCCTATCTGGGCCTTCCGCAAGGGGGCCAAGACCGGCGACGAGCTTCCCAGGATTCCGACAGTAACTCTCTACACCTGCTACCTGAAGGATGACCGGCGCAACACCCGCAAGGACATGCGGGAGAAGTTCAACAATGAGTCCATCTTCATGGGCGAGTGGGAGGACGGCAAGCCCGCCAACAACTGGTCCTACGAAGTAAAAGTGGGCGACCCCCTCTACCCCAACCGGCGCATGCTGGTCTGGTGCGGGACCCAGATGATCTACGACGGCCCCAGTTACTACTGGCACGGCCACTTTCCGATCCTGAAGCTGACCCTGCAGCCCTACCCCTGGAGCTGGCTCGGCAAAGCGCCGGTCTGGGACCTCCTGTCCCTGCAGAAGGCCTTGAACGGCCTCCTCCGTGTGATCGATGACCATGCCGCGCAGGTGGCGCAACCTGGGAGTATCCATGACAAGAACTCGGTGTCGAGAAGCGAGTTCCAGACGTTCGACACGAGAAGGAGCGGCTGGAAGATCTACCAGAACCCGCTCGCGGGCAAGGGCATCCAGATTGTCAACCCGCCGCCGCTCGACCAGTCTCTGTGGGAGCACGTCAAGTGGATTCAGGACGAGATGAAGGAGTTAAGCGGCGTAGTAGATCTCTCCCAGTTGATGACCTTGAAGCAGGTTCCCTCTAACGATAGTGTTGAGGCGATCCTCCACAGCATGTCGCCCGCCATTCGCTTCCGGTCCCGCATACTGGAAGCCTTCACGCGAGAGTTGGCGATGCAGCTCGCCTACAATTTCAGCCAGTTCTATACACTGCCGATGCGAGTCACCGAGCTGGGCCCCGGCGGCGTAGTTCAGGATGACTTTGACTTCGATCCCGGTAGCATGCTGCCAGACTATGTCCATGACGCCGATTATGACCAACACGGCGGGATTACGCCAGAGGCTCTGTTGCGGGGCCCCATGCCGCGCTGGGACCGCGCCAAGGAGTTCCTGCGCCGGTTCGCCTTTAAGATCTCTCCCGGTAGCTGGCTGAATAGCGCCCAGGTGGAGCAGAAGATGATCTACCTCCAGCTCACGCGCGCGGGCTGGATGGACATCTTCACCCTGTGGGAGATATTGGGGATTCCGAATATAGGCGTGCTCCCCGACAACGTGCGCACCATACCGGAGCGCCTCCTGTACATGCAGCAGCTCGGGCTCAGCGGGGACGTGAACGCAGCCGGGAGAAAGGCTTCTGGCCAGGAGCCCCCGCGCGTCACGGTGAAGGAGAGCTAAGTGGCGGATCTCCCGCGTGGTTGGATTCAGGAGCTGACCGGGAAGGATGTTCCGCGTCTGCCTCCGCCTCCTGGCAAAAGCATAAGCTTCGACCGGTTTAACTGGGAGCGCGACCAGCCGTTGCAGCAGTTCTTTCAGCGCATGGGCTCCGACTGGCGCTCCTGGGCTCCCGATCCGGCGGCTATCACTCCGCCGCCCTACGGAGGAACGCCGGAGTTCCGCCAGCGCTACTATGAGGCGGCCCAGCAACTTGCGGACCAGGGTATTCTGCAAGGACAGCGCGCCAAGCATCCAGTAACTAATAAGGTTTTGTATAAGGTCATCAGCCCGTTTCACTATAGCGAGGGAAATACGGGGCGCACTGAAGAAGAGGCTCCTGAGCGGTATGATGCTTGGAGGATGTACATGGGGATGCCGCAGCAGCATGGCACCTTTGCTGTCTCGCCCTATCAACCTTCTAGCGCCAAGGACCCCAATCAGCTTTATTACCGTCTTCGCGATCTCTGGCCCGTGATAGCTCAAGGGGCGCGGGAAGGAATCTTTGGCGGTCTTGATCTGAAGTACAGCGAACGCATGGATCAACCCGGCTATGCCTGGGCCGCATTGCAGGAGTTGGAGGAGGCTGCAAAGCAGAGGATCAATAAGGATATTGCTGGTCAAGTCATGGGCCAGTACACCATCGGTAAGGGTTTCGATCCGGCCATCGAGCTGCCCTACTACTCCTACTATGACCGCTGGGACCTGGACAAGAATTCCGTAGAGGGCCAGCAGGGGCGCTTCGGCAAGCCCTTTGAGCTGTACGACCGGCTCTACTATGAGCCTAATCGCAGGACGGTGTACTGGCACGGGCCGCCCGCCAAAGCGCCCAAGAAAGGCAAGTAGTGTTCCCCGCCCTTACAGGCCGGAGCCAGCGCCAGTTGCCGGGGCCGCCGCAACCGTTTCCTCCCGCTCCCGCCGGTCAGCCGCTCGACACCAGCCCAGAAGCCGGGGACGCTCTGCTGCGGTATGGCATGATGCCCGCTTTCACTCTAGGTACGGCTGCGCTGGGTGGCCCTGCTATGATGACATTTAGGAATCTGGCTCCAGCGGCGCTGGAAGCCTTCCTTAGCCCCTTTGACAACCCCGATCCGAGAGTGATGCAAGGCGTGGTAAAGACACCTACAACCCCAGCTCTTGAGAAACTGGCTAAAGATCCAGCGCTGTTGAAGCAACTCTTTACCCAGAAGGTGGCGGAAGCGCAGCGCGGATTGCCAGAGGACGCGATGCTGAGAGTTCAGCGGGCTTATGGTGGTGGCGTTCTCAACCCTGCCGTTGAGCATACTGGCGATTTGACGCATCGTATCGCGGAAGCTCCTACTTGGGATACGGGCGGGCGTGAGTTTGTTGGCGAGAAGGTTGCCAACATGCTGCGGCGGCTGAAGAGCGAATACGGCTTTGGCAGAGAAGTGGAAGAAAATATCGCAAACAATGCGCGTTACTATAACGTGCCAGTTGATGAATATCGGCAGAAGGTGCAGGACGCTCTTGGCTCGTATGTAGCAGAGCACCAGCAGATTCCGGTATTCAACACCGCTCAACTGCTTGCGAATGACGCCGCCATCAAAATTGGTCAGGGCGATTATCGGGGCGCTCAAGGTGCGCTGCAAGGTCTGGAGCGCCGCCTGAATACGCTGACGCCTGAGCAGTGGACGAAGTGGGTTCATCAGGTGGACCCCGATTTGTTGGACATTGCGATGAGGCAGGCGCAACGTAAGGCTCTCCGCCAGTTGCCCCCGCCCCCCAAAAAATAATCCCGGCTCTCCTGGTTTATCTTTAACTGCCCCTCCCGCTGTAACTTTGGCCCCCTTTCCCGCCCGCGTTATCCCTGTTACAAAATGCCGACCTCGTTACCGCCTCTGCCCGACGAGATCCACGAGAACGCCGCCGACGCCGCGTCTCGGGGCAGCGCCGAACCTGACCTGACCTCCGCGTTCTCGGGCGGGCTCCCGCCAGCCCTGGAAGCGGTGCGCATGATCGAAACCGGGTACAAGATGCTCGCCATGTCCATGCCGAGCTTCGTCCCCGTGGCCGCGCAGGCGATCTCGCAACTGCGCATGATGATGAGCCCCCAAGGAGCCGATGCAGGCGGCCCGGAGATGGGTCCCACTGGTCCCGCGATCACTGGGATGACCCAGAACCCGATGACGCTTCCAGCGCCCCCGCAAGGAATGTAATGCAGACTTTTCAGGAACTCATGACGCAGGCGCTGGCCGAAGCCGGTTACTCCGACGAGGCAGTCACCGCCGCGCTGACCAAGATCTACGGCCACGAGAAACTGGGCCCCAAGCTGAACTCCCTTGTCAAAACGGCGACGGAGGACTACCAAGCCCAGCTCGGGCGCGTGAAGCAATACCAGGACTGGTATCCCAAGGCGCAGGCCGAATACGACCGCATGGCGCAGGAGTACAACGCCGCCATGCAGGAGCTGCAGGACTACCGCCAGCAGCACCAGAACGGGAACGGAGCCCAACAGCCCGCCTTCGACGCGAGCAAGTACGTGTCGAAGGACGATCTGATGGCGCTCCAGATGGACATGGGGCGGCGCTACGCCGGTGTCATCAAGGACACCGCCGAAATCACCGCCGAGCACGTCGCCCGCTTCAAGGAGAAACCGGACCTGGAGGCGATAGACCGCATCGCCAACGAGCAGCGGATTCCTCTGCGCGCGGCCTACAAGGAGTACATCGGGCCCCGCGTGCAGGAAGAGGAAAAGAAGGCCAACGAACAGTGGAAGAAGGACCAGCGGGACGAGATCGAGCGCGACCTCCGCTCCCGCTACAAGCTGCCGGTGGAGACTGCCCCGCCGGAGCAGTCGCACCTCTTCCGCAAGGCGGACCCGAAAGACGCCCCCAAGGACATGGACGCCGAGCTGCTGAATGCTTGGCGCTCCACGCCCGCCAAATCGTGAAGCCCCCTTGCTAGGCCGGGGGCGGAATAGAGGATAGAGATGCCTGATTCTCTCGATGCGATTAATGTAACGACTAGGCGGTATATCCGCACCAACCCCGGCTTGGTCGACAACATCTATAACCAAGACCCTCTCAACTATTACCTCCGCCAGAACCTGCGCGAGGACTTCACCGGCGGCTCCACCATCAACGAGGACTTCCTTTACGCCTCGCTGATTGGCGGCGGCTACGCTAAGGGGAAAACCTTCACCACCACGCAGCGCCAGACCGAGCAGCAGCTCCGCATGGACGTGAAGTACACCCAGGTCAGCGTGCCCCTCTACCAGGAGGACATCCAAGTCCTCAACAAAGGGGATTTGGCGGCGATCAAGCTGCTGAAGGCGCGCATCGACCAGGGCTACATGTCCCTGGGCGCGTTTGTCTCCATCGGCACCTACCTGAACGGGAGCGCCACCAACTACACGGCCAACGTGAACGGCCTCGCGGAGGCCATCAACGACGGCTCGGCGCAGTCCTGGGACGGGACCGCCTACGCCACCTACGGCACCCTGACCCGCGCCACATTCACGCCTTCCCTGTCCTCTGTGCCGGTCAACGTCAACGGCGGCTCCCTGGAGTACGACACCATCGACTCGGGCTACATGGACGCCTTCTACGGCTCCGGCAACTACGAGCCCAACATCATGGTCACCACTCCCAAGGGGTTCAGCTACGTCAAGTCGAAGTTCCAGACCCAGCAGAGGTTCCAGGATGCGAAGCTGGAAGTGGGCGTGGGCTTTCGGGGACTGGCATTCAACGGGGCTACGATGGTCGCAAGCCGCTACTGCCCCGGCCAGTACCTGACCGGCTCGGCGGGCGCGGCTGACCCGGTGGCCGTGACCTACCTGACGGAAACCTCCTCGGGCGCTGTGACGGCCTACCCGGCGGGTAACCTGTCGACCACCCGCGAGACGCTCTGGATCTTGAACGCGCGCAAGCCGTTCCTCAACTACTACGTCTCCAACGACGCCACCTTTGGCGGCGGCTTCCGCGACTTCATCCCGGCGGCCAACAACACCATCCTGGTGGGGCAGGTCCTGCTCGCGCACAACCTCACCGTGCACCCCAGGTATCACAAGCAGATCTACGGGTTTGCCTCGTAGTTGCAGGGATCGAACAGGAGGAAACTTATGGCTCAACTAATCGTGAGTCCCTATATCGGCAGCGGCAACCCCGACACCTCGCAGGAAGAGACGCCGTATGCTCCCGGCGAACTCGGCGGCGTGATCAACTGGGCGGGGCGCGTCTACCAGAAGGTGCGCGTGCACGATGCGGCGGCGGAGGCTGTGGCGAAGAAGGCCGCCGAGAAGAAGGCCGCAGACGAGAAGAAGGCTGCGGAAAAGGAAGCGGCGGAAAAGGGCGAGAAGGAGAAGCCTCCCGCCAAGCCGGGGGAGAAGCCGCCGGAGAAGCCGCCGCTCGATCCTCACAAGGCAAAAGCGCCCGCGCCCAAGCCGCAGGCCGAGCCCGTCCCCATCGAAGCGGGACAGCTCGCCTACTGGAAGGACGCGGCCAACTACGTGGTCACCAACGACGCCTCGCTCGGCAACCTGAGCGACGTGGCGGGGACCTTCCGCTCCAACGTGGCCGGAGTCTTCCGCTCGGCTGCGGTTCCCGGCAACTTCATCTGGATCTTGCAGAAGGGCAAGAGCGTCCCGGTGAAGTGCGCGGCGGCCACTCCCGGCCAAGTCCTGGTGGCGGCTGACGGGCCCAACTCGGACGCTCAAGGAGTGGACCTCGGGACCAGCAAGACGATCCCGGCGGTCCCTCTCGGCATCGTGACTGAGGAAGCTGAAGACGGCTTCTGCAAGGCCACCCTGGACATCCCCGCCGGTCTATAAGGAGGACCCATGGCAGAGGTTACCGTCAACAGCGTCAAGCACAACGTCATCGGCTCGGTGAAGCAGAAGCTGTACAACGTCACCGGGGCCACCGGCAGCACGCTCACCGTGGGGCTGGCCAACGTCCATATGGTGGTGGGCGAGGGCACGGCGCTCACCGCCTATTCCGTGGCCGCCGGGTCCGTCCCCGGCACCAGCGTCATCACGCTGACCGGCACCATGTCCACCACCGATCTGGAGGTCATCGGGACCTGAGTTTATGCCCCCGAAAAGCGGAAGCCTGCTGCGCCATGCGCGGCTAGGGGGCTACCCCTTGAGTAACTAAGTGGACACCTTCACCACAGTCTGGTTTGGGACTCACTAAGTGGACACCTTCACCACAGTCTGGAGCAGGGTTCAGCTCCGCGTACCGGCGGCGGGGCCCGATCTCTGCCAGGACCTCGTGCGGGACGCCTTCAACCAGTTGGCGGAGCGCCGCACTTGGTCTTGGCTGACCGGGGTTGGCGCGTTTCACCCGTCCAGCTACGCCAGCCCCGGAACCATCTCGGTGACCTCTGGCACGGCGGTGGTCACCGGCTCCGCCACCAGCTTCGCGCCGGAGCTGGTGGGCAAGCAGGTGAGGGTAGGGGCTATTGCAGGCGGCTCCTACCCTGCCTATACCGTGGAGCGGGTCGACAGCTCGACCTCCCTGACGATGGACCGCCCGTGGACCGGCCCCGATCTGACCGGCCAGAGCTACAGCCTGTTCCAGTGTTACTTTGCGATGCCGGAGGACTTTCAGGAGTTCTACAGTGTCGTTGACCCGGCGCGCAACTACCGCCTGAACCACAACGCCATGCAGGCGGAGTTGGACGCCATGGACCCGCAGCGCTCCCAATCCGGGAGCAGTTACGCGCTGGCTTTTTATGACTACACCAGAAACGTCCAAGGGCAAGTCGGAAGTGTCCTACAGGTCCACGGTAGCGGACCCGCGCCCGGTGCCGGAACAAGTGACGGGTACACCTACCCGCAAGACACGATATATGCTGTCGAGATCACAACGGGTGGACCTTCCGGGGCGGCGGTTTTCCGCTGGAGCCAAGAGGAAGGGATTACTGAAGGGGCCGGAGTCCTCACGAGCCAAAGCCCTGTCAGCCTCTCGTGCGGGGTCGAAGTCCACTTCCCTGTAGGCGATTATGTGGAGGGAGACATCTTCGTCTTCCCGTGCAAGGCAGACCGGACCTCCAGCGTCCCGCGCTACGAGCTGTGGCCGCGCCCGGTAGCGGACAACGGGGTCTACACCTACCTCTACTACAAGAAGCTCCCGTCCCTGACGGATGACGATCCGGTCCTGCCCCCGTTCGTTCAGCGGCGCGGCGACGTGCTGGTGGAGATGTCTCTGACCAACCTCTCCCTCTGGCCGGGGACGGCCAACCAGCCCAACCCCTACCGCGACCCGCAAGTGTCGAACATCCATCGTCTGACCGCTGAGAAGATGATTTACGAGCTGGAGAAGAAGGACGATGAAACCGCGATGAAGGACCTGATTTATCAGAGCCAGTCCCTGCCCTACGCCGGTCCATGGTGCGACGGGAGCTGGCTCCAGACGCACGCAGTTTACCCATATTAAGGATGACTTATGCCCGACACAAAGGGACCTGGAAAAGAAGGATCGACGCAGGGACAGATCAAGACCCCGATGAGCAGCGAGAACGTGGACAACGGCGGGGACGCCCCGGTTCACAGCTACAAGAAGGCCACCGGCAACATCAGCAAGAGCGGCGGGGCTTCCATCGAGGGCCCCGGCGCGGAAGGAAACTGGGACACCCAGATCACCATTAAAGGAAGCAACAAAGGCAAGTACTAGGGAGATGCAGTGGCTTACACCCAGGTTACGGAGTCTCAGTTCATCGCTGAATTGGCGGCCAGCCTGGGCGACCCCGATCTCGTCTTCTGGACTTCCGACGAGCTGCGCAGGGCCCTCCACGAGTCTCTTCTCGCATGGGGGGCCCTCTGCAGTTACTGGACAACCTCCGCCAGTTTCTCCACCGTAGCCAACACCGCCCTCTACGATCTCTCCCAAGAACTGCCCACCCTGCGCCGCCGCGACTACGCCTTCGGGAACCTCGTCACCGAGATCCAACACCACCTGCTGGAGCCTGCCGCCGCCGGAACCGCCGGGACCGGCATGACGCCGCAGTTCTCGATCAACCAGATCACCGCAGCCCTCGTGCGCCGCCGTAACCAGTTTGTGATCGACGCGCACCTGCCGCTGACCACCACCACCCTGACGCCACCGGCCCCGCCCGCCAACTCCGTGCCCCTGCCGCAAGACGTGGCGGTGATCGACCGGGCGGCGTGGACGGACACGGACACCGTCACCTCCTGGTCGCTCAGCCGCACGGACTTCTACGCCGCGCAGGCCTACTCCCCCCTGTGGAGCTTGAACCCCGGCAAGCCCTACGGCTATTCGCAGGCGGAGTCGATGCCCGGGAGTCTCACCCTGGTTCCGCCGCCGAGCGGCGCCGGGACGATCCACCTGATCTACGCGCAGACGCTGGAGCTGATCCCCAACGACGCCGTGAGCTTCGCCATTCCCGACGAGTGGGCCTGGGCGCTGAAGTGGGGCGCGCTCTACGATCTGCTCTCGACGCACAACCCCGGCTACGATCCGCTGCGCGCCAAGTACTGCCAGGAGCGCTACCAGAACGCCCTGGACATCGCCGCCATGGCGCACTCGATGCTCCGCGTGCGCGTCAACGGCTCGCCGGTTCCGCTCGCCACCATCGCGGAGATGGATTGCGCCAAGCCGTTCTGGGCGACTTCCCTCGGCGTTCCCTCGCAGGCCGCCGCCGCCTACGATCTCCTGGCCCTCTACCGCGTCCCCCGGGGCGCGTATACCATCAGCCTGGATCTCGTGCAGGCGGCCCCGCTCACCACCGGCGCGGGCGATTACGTCCAGGCGGGCCGCGAGGAGCTGCCCTACCTCTACGATTACTGCCGTCACATCCTGAGCTGGAAGATGGGCGGCGCGGAATTCATCTCGACCATGCCGCTCTACGACAACTTCCTGGCGGGAGCGGCGCGGCGCAACAAGCGGCTGGAGACGAAGGTCCGCTACCTGACGAGCCTCTTCCAGCGCGCGGACCTGACGGACCAGCAGGTGGCGTGATGGCGGTATTCCGGTGGTATTCCGGTGGCATAGCGGTGGTATTCCGGTGGTATTCCGGTGGTATTCCCGGGGGTGGGTATTCCGGTGGGATTCCGGTGGTATAGCGGTGGCATAACATGGCAGCCTTTGAGCGCAAGACGGTAAAGTTCCCCACCAGGGGCATGAACTGGAACCGGCCAGCGGACGCAGTCCCCGACGAGCAGGGCGTCCTGATGCGCAACGTCCGCATGTCGCAACAGGGCGAGATCACCTCCCGCCCCGGCCTGAGCCTGTTTGCCGACATGGCGATAGACGGCGACGTGGATATCCACTCGATCTCCCGCATGAATAACAGCCACGGCGCGCAGCATTACAGCTACGAGTACGTGGTGGGCATCGGGACCAAGCTGCGGGTGGGCAAGGACGGCGTGTATCTGATGCACGCCACTCCCAACCCGGTGAAGCTCCCCTACTATCCATCGGGCGGAACCTGGGTGCGGCTGCCGCTGAGCGGGCTCCCTCTCTCGTTCGTGGACATGACGCCTATCGGGACCCCGTTCGCCTTCAAGTACATCGGGGACCAGTCGCAAATGCTGTCGATTGGCTACTACCCGGGCGATCTGCCGGATTACACTCCTCTGGTTCCGCCCGTGGCGGGCTATCCGTCCATGGCCCGCGCCAACTACATGGGGCTGCCGATCCCGGTCAACCAAGTGGTCCCAGTGGCTATAGGGGGCGCTGGAGGGGGCGGCCCGCTGAGCGGCGCGTACCAGTGGGCCTTCGCCTACCGCAACCGCTTCACCGGCGCGCGGAGCAACCCCTCCGCGCCCACTCGCGTCACCCTGGCCAGCCCCTACCTCGTCCTGGACGAGCAGTCCGCGCGCTTTACGCTGCCCAACGCTCCCTACGATCCCCAGAACGACGTGCTGACACCGGACCCCAACATCTATATCGATGTGTACCGTCTCGGCGGGACCATCGACCGCTGGGTGTACGTGGGCACCGGCAATAGCGGAGACACGTTTGACGACACCTATGCGGACGAGGTGCTCCAGACCTCCCCGTCCCCGCCGTCCGCGACGGACCCGGTGACCGGCGTCACCCGGTTCACGCAGTACGCCCCGTTTGTCACCCAGGACCGCGCGCACTTCGGCAACGCCACTTTATCCGCTACCGGCACCGGCACTTATATTCTCACCCGCTCCACGGGCGACTACTTCAACACCCGCTGGTTCCAGGGCTCCTATATCGGCGTCAATCAGGGAAACTTCTCCATCTTCCAGGTCCTCAGCGATACGGTCCTGGAGCTGACGGAGGACGCGAGCGGCGCGGTGGAGGGCGGCGCGGTGCCGTGGTCGACGCCGGAAGGCACGCTGAAGCACGGCACGGCGCTGCCGCACATCTGGGGCCCGTTCTCCACCGGGACCGGCGGCGCGTTCGTTTTCGGCGTGGGGAACGCGGAGGCCCCCGGCGATCTCTACTGGACAAACGGCAACGATCCCGATTCGACGGACGTGGTCAACAGCCTGACGGTCACGAGCGCCACCGAGCCCCTGGTGAACGGCTGCATGGTGGACGGCACCTGCCTGCTCTGGTCGACGGAGCGCATGTTCCGCGTGTACCCAAGCTTAATCGCCCCCGGCCAGTTCCAGGTGGAGGAGGTCCCCGGCGGCAAGGGCATATGGGCCCCCTACTCGTTGACCACCCAGACCACCGGCGTGGCCGAGCATGTCACATGGCTGGGCCGGGACGGCGTGTACAACTGGTCTATCGCGAGCGGCCTGGAGTGCCTGACGGACGCGGCCATGTACCCGTTCTTCATCCATGACAACACCAGCCCGCGCACGCTCGCGCAGATCTTCCCCTGGCTGGTGAACGAGTCATGGATCAGTAAACCGGATTTCAGCTACGGCAAGCTGCGCTACCACCGGCTGACGTGGTTCGACGGGCTGCTCTTCTACGACTTCCCTCAGACAACCATCGGAGCCGCCGGGACCACTTACGCGACCTTGGTCTACGACAGTAAGCAGGCCAAGGGCTGGGTGAGCATCGACCTATTCGGCCTGGACGACGCGGGGGCGCTCGGCTACGTGAACACCAAGCCAACCAGCCGCGCCTTTGAGATTGGCGGCTTCAAGGTCCCCGGCGGGAGCGAGTGGTATAACGCCAACAACCTGCTGGTGGGCTGCGGGAACCAACTGTACAACTACGGCGGGACCACGGACAACGGCAACGCCATCTTCTGCCGCCTGATCACGCGGGCGGAAGACATGGGCGACCCGCGCCTGCAGAAGCTCTGGGGCGACTACATTCTCGACTGCAATCCCGGCGGCAACACCGTACATACCGCCGCGCGCACGGACTTCAGCATCGACACCGTGGTGGCGGAGTCCCTCGCCGGGAGCGCCCGCGACCAGTTTGTGGTCGACTTCAACCTGGGCCTGGGCCTACTCTCGCCCACCTTCGCGTTGGACGTAGACTGGACCGGCGCCGGCGTCAGCTACCTCTACCAATACCAGCCGAGCTTCGTCCCCAAACCGGAGATCAGCAAGGCCCGCGCCACGGACTGGACCGATGACGGCGAGCCCGGGGACAAGTGGGTCTATGGCTGCCTGATCGAGGCCAACACGTTCTCGGTCAACCGGCAGATCGAGGTCCAGGGCGACAACGGCGTGGTCATCGCCACCCTGACGATCAACCACGGCGGCCAGTCGACCAAGCCCTACAGCTTCACCAGCCCCGCCATCACCCACCAGCTCCGCTGCGTGCCGGTGGAGCCCTCCACCTGGGAGCTGTTCCGGTTCATCCCCAAGTGGACAAAGAAGCCGGAGCTGACAAAGTTCCATAGCGACTGGACGGATGACGGTAAGCCGCAGCCCAAGTATCTCCAGGGCTTTGTCCTGCAAGCGGACACGGAAGGCGAGGACGTGACCCTGGAGCTATGGTGCGACCAGACCCTGATCCATACCTTCACGGTGAACCACGATGGCGAGCTGGAGAAGCCTTATCCCCTGGCCGAGCCGCCCACCATCCACCTGATGAAGCTGATCCCCTCGGGCAATAACATCCGCTACCTGGAGAACTTCAAGGTGGGCTGGGTCTATGTGGCGCAGCCGGAATTCACCATGTGGGTCCCCGACTACACTCCCTCGGACCCCACGGCTTACCACGGCGTGGCGATTGAAGCGGACACGCAGGGCGAGGTCATCGAAGTGGACGTGGTCAGCGAGGGCGCGGTGGTCCGCACCCTCTCGGTCAACCATGACGGGCGCGTCCAGAAGGCCTACAGCTTCGGGGCCCCGTTCATCTCCACCGAGATCAAGCTGGTCCCCAAGGGCAACTGGCGGCAGTACCCGGAGTGGAAGGTCCGCTGGATAGGCTACCCCAAACCCGATCTCGCAGCCCTCTGGACGGACTGGACGGACGATGGCTACGAGGGCGCGAAGTTCGTGCAGGGGTTCGTGCTCCAGGCTGACACCGGCGGCCTGGACTGCGACTTCACGGTCCAGTACGACGGCGGGCAGGTGGCCCAGGTCTTCCAGAAGATCAACCATAACGGCGAGCGCGAGATGGCCTACAGCTTTATGACGCCGTTCATCGCGCACCAGCTCCGCTGCATCCCCTCGATCCCCATCCGCTATGACCAGAACTTCAAGATCCGCTGGGTCTGGGAGCCCGCGCCGGAGCTGGCGAAGAACTGGATCACCCAGACCACCTCGCACGGCCTGCAGGGCTGGTATCACCACCGCGACTGTTATATCGCCCTGCAGAGCTACGACTATGTGACCCTGCGGATCACGGACACCAGCGGAACCGTGAACAGTTATGTCTTCGCCTCCACCGTGGGCACCGTGCAGAAGCTGTACGAGGTCCTGCGCCCGCAGAAGGCCAAGCTGGTCAGTTATTCCCTGACGAGCTGCGTTCCCTTCCGCCTTTTCCAGAAGGATTGCGAGGTCCGCGTGGCCCAGTGGAGCCGGGGGACCTCAGAGTACATGGTGACAAAACCATTCGGCGGCCCGCATTACGAGCGCGGCGCATTCATCTAAGGAGAAACTATGGCGCTAGGAACATCCACCCCGCTGGCCAACACCCGGCTCGACGCGACCACCGAGCAGTGCGACAACGGCTACATCCGCTTCTACGACGGGGTCCGTCCCGCCACCGCCAACGTAGCCGTCAGTTCCCAGGTAAAACTAGCCGAGTTGCGCTGGGCCGCTACGGCTTTCACGGCGGCCTCGGGCGCGAGCGCCGCCGCCAACGCCATCACTCCCTCCACGGTCATCGCGGACGGAACCTGCACATGGTTCCGTTCCCTGAAAGCGGACGGGGCCACCGTGCTTTTCGACGGCAACGTGGGGACCTCGGGCTCGGACTGCAACTTCAACACGGTGGCCTTCGCCACCGGCGCGGCCATCTCGCTGACGAGCGTCACCTTGACCCAGTCTCTCTAATGCATGTCGGACACGCTCTCCATCATCGGGCAATATGATGTAGGGTCCAACTCGTGTAAGGAGAGGTTTGTAGTCCGTCACTATAACCACCTATACGCCTTTCTTTATAATTTAGACGGTATCACAACCGAGTTTGAGATCAACAATCCAGGCGGCTCCCCTATCGAGGTTCCTGGCAGCGCCGGAGACGAGAAGCTGCGCGTCTTCAAGAGCACAGACATGGGAACCACTTGGTCATTTGTGGAGGGCAGCGAGCTTCCCATCGACTCGGTTCCCTCATTTGGAGTCGCTTATTGCGTGGGAGTGGATATAGACACGGCCTATCTAATCTACGTTCATAATTTCGACTATACGACGCACACTTATCACGGGGTAGCTGTTGCTCCCTGGGATATGAACACGGACACCTGGGGAGCTGAGATCGTGGATTCTTCCGTCCCGGTTGATGCGTTGGTCAGGGGCACTCTTGCAGCCGAACTTCAGAGCCGCGAAGTCGCGATGAGTCTTGCCACGCGCGGCCCCGGAGACATGGTTTTCTTCTTTTCCGGCACGCGCTACACCCATACCGACAGCAAGCAATATGGGCGCTCCTATTACGCCACGTTCGATGGGGAAGTGTTTGGCGCGGCGGTTGCCATTCCCGGCCAGACCGCCGGTCCCGTCACTTATTGGCCCGCTCATGTTGCCTGCGACACGGCTGGCAATTCTCATTTTCTATTGATGAACGGGCCGGATGTCACCGGGACTAACCGCGACGAGATGTGGCACATGGGCATGGACTCCAGTGGGGTATTCGGGTCCAAGTCCATTATCAATTCTGATCTTTATATGCGGTATCAGGTCGGATACGTCTCTAATATTACTGTGTATCCGACGCCGTCCGGTGAGAGGGTTGCGTGCGCGGCTTTATGCTATAGCGACAGTCTTGGGAGAACGGATGACGACGGAAGGGTCATAGTTTATACCGATATCCGCGCATTTACCGCAGAAGCTTCCCTGACTCCAGCTTCCTGGACTGGCGATGTTTTGCAGACCGGGGAAGACTTTGAGCTTGTGTCGCTGGGCATGTGGTGGTGGATGGGGGTGTTCCTTTCTATCTCATACAACTGCCATGGGGTGTATGGATCATCGGCGGATCAGGAAAACTACAACAAGGTTACTCAGTATTACAGGTTTAACCCGATTCATACGGGCGAGCTTACAGTGTTGGTCTGTTGGACTGAGGACCGTTGGGACGCCGGGGCAGAAGACGATCCTCATCTGCAGGGCCATTTCCGGTGGTTTCATGGAGCGCCGGGATCATGGTCTACCGTCGATGACCTCTGGCTTTCGCCCACTGGAAACTATACCCCTACCAATGGATTTGAGTCGCTATTTGTCGCGTCATTTGGAGTGATTCAGTTTGAGCTGAGCGTTGCTGCGCCTGAAGGGACTATCGACGGCGCGCTTCCCGGTCTTTCTGGCGTGTTTACCGGCAACGCCGCAATCGAAGAGGGGAACCTTGCTGGCGGGCTGCCGGGGCTCGGTATGTCCATGATTGGCTCGATATCTTCGGCTGCGGTTGGCGTCATTGGCAGTTCTTTCGCCGGTGGGCTCCTGATGGGCTCCGGCAATGTGGGAGGCGGTGGCGGGGGCGGCGGTGGGGGAACTGTTG